CCGTGTTAAATTGATTGTCTTATCAACAATCCTACTTACGCATAACGTAAGCAGCCATATGGTCTATCTCATTATCCCTCTGTTTGAGAGTATCTATCTGAAGTTTCAATCATAATTCAAAACCTTCGGAGAGGAAATCGCCGTCATAGCGATAGTCCTCATCGAAAGGGTTGGGTTGTATCACAAGAGAAGCAATTTCTCCCATGATAACACCCGCACCTTGTCTTGAATTAAGATCTGGAACTGAGACGGAAGGCATTTCGGAATACTTTTCGAAGAATTTCATATTGGGAAGTTTCCCAATTTGAGATCCTTTTGATCCGTATGATTCGATTTCAGAATAATCTAAATCATCATCATAACGCATCATTAGATACTCTAACTCCACAGGATCATCACAATTGATGATCTTATGGATAAGAGAATCTTCGATATAACTACGAATACCTTTCTTCAAAGCCTTACCAACATGGACCAACCGGTCTATTGGTTTTGTCTTTTTAGATGGAAAGAGCACTGAGTCAATATCGACTGTCACCAATCTATCAAGTCTTGACAACCAGTTACCTGGGTGATCAAATTCTTGGCGGATTGAGACAGCGCGATTCAGAAGCGAATCAAACAACGGAACGCCTGAATCAGGGCTTATACTTGAACCGTGCATTATCTCCCCAACACGGTCTACAAGTTGCTCTAATTTAGGTACGACAGAGTTTACTTGACTTCTATAACCTCGCTCCAGAATCTCAGAAATGAGTTCTACTGGAGGGACGTTATGTAAGCTTTCGGGAAGATGCTCAGCGACAAACTCACGTGTTTGTCTCTCAGTCACCAACCCTTGGCTTAATTTTAAAGCGAAGTCGAATAAACAAAGTCCCTTAAAATCTTTAAGACTCAAGCGGGGATAAAGAATAGTCTTCTTGATCTTTCTAACAAGATTGATCTTTTTTACTATCTTTAACCCTCTTACGAAAAGTAAGACTTGAGTGCTTAATGACTTTAAGGTCCTTATATAGATCCTTGATAAACTCCTTAAGAGTAGTACGATAAGGTAAGAAATTACCCTTCATAAAAGAATAGTTGAAAAATATCGTATACACTGTTAGAGGGTTATAGAGATTTTCTATAATTCCACTAATAGGTAACGGTGAAATTTCAGCTACCGCTTCTTCACGAACCTGAATCCATCTTTTCGCAAATTCATAAGTATCAGATGATACGTGTGTTTTGGCTAAAGACAATTCAACACCCAATCGACCAATAATCCTCTTATACTGTTCAGCGACTCCATCGTCATTAATGACAATGTCATCGCCAAGAATAATATATTTGGTAAACCACCCTTTATAACCACAAAGGGAGGCACAATATTGGACGACAAGGTGATGGGACAGTGTAAAAGCTGCTCATGAAGAATAAGCTCCCATGGGTTGACCTACTGAATATTCAACCGAATCATCAGTACCAAACTCAAAGAGTCTGTCCGTCATTAATTGTTTCCAAGCAAGAGATTGCTCGTAACCAATAATTTCAGACAGAAGCCTCCGTTGAAGTTGAACGGGAAATCTATCAGTTGCATTTGAAAGATCCATCGATCAAAGCTTTTGAGTCAAATCAATTTCAAATTTTGGATCCTGAGTAAATGTACGATCAGTGGAAATAGATCGTAATATATTCATCAATCCAGAATGTATTTTCTTCAGAATAAGTTGAGAAGGATAGTCAAATATGGCTATGACTCTCACCTTAAAATCTGGATCAAATACAAAGGAAAGTTTTCCAGAATAAGGAGACCTATGTGCATCACATTTAGATGCAAAATAGGGTTCCGGACCTGAAATCTTCCCTAAAGAAATTAATTTAACTAAATAATCAAAACCTTTAGAACAGGTCAGTTTAGACAATGACAGAAATTGACGAGCATCGAGATTTCGAGCTGAGTCAATAGCTGTTAAAGTCGCTGGACCGTTTATTGAAGATTTTGTACTTAAGTATACATCTGTTTTCGAAAATTCGAGAGAAATCTTGGGGTTACCCAACATTTTAACGAATCGCCGAATAAAACCATGGGGGATAACAAAGTCACCCTCAGGTTTAGCAGTTACAGACTTAGTAGTCTCAGAAGTTATCTTGGGTGAATAACCGTCACCGTACTTATAACATCTTGTTATTGACAATATTGTCAGTACCAAGACTTTACCAAAATCTGAAGAATCAAATAATGGTTTAAGTACGAGTGCACGTTTAGGTCAGCCGGTTCTATCAACACCTACAACAAGAGTGTTAACAAGAAGGGGTTGTCCACACATATATCGCGTCACATGCAGTTTAATCTGCTTGTAACGTTTTATAGTATAGACATAACCATTCTTTTTACAATCATGTTCAAATGTTTGAAAGAACTTTTCGACATCTATTCAAAATACAGAATATTGAGATAGACACATAAACAATTTCATAAAGAAATTGGTAATGTTTATTATCATATGATGTAATATTTGTTTTTTTGCATTTCGTAAGAGTTAAACATATAATGTTCTCTTGCGTGTGTTAAAACGAACAACTGAAACACACCTCCAAATTCGTTCCACTTCATAGTCCTCAATCTCCACCTTACACGTTTCCATATAAGGCGCTAAAAGCTAAACTATGAGAGAACCTAGGGTTGAGTTGGCATGGAGCTACCACTCAACAGAGCTAATGCGGTCTATCTCCAAATCTGCATAATAAAGCAGGGTTAGACTAGAATCTTGAAGAATTCGTCACTAATTCTTAAGGGCTACCACCATACGTAGGTGGTGGTAGGGCCAAGTGCCATGTAATCGAAGTAGCTACTCCTACATCCTAATTATCTGTTCCCCTATTGTTCCACTCAATGTGATAGTAAATCACAGGAACAATATAGTACTTATAATAATGTTGGAAAGCGAGGTGCAACTCCTCG